GAAGAGTGTCCCCGTTTAAGGTGAATAGTGGTAGTTTGGCTTAGCCCTAGTACATCTAGGGTTCAGGCTAAACATCCCTACCATCAATAAACCCCCACAACTAGTTAAACCATATCAAAAGAGATGGAGTAACTAGAGCCACACCGGACAATCACGACCGGATTGTGGGGAGCCACATTGAAGTAGCTCCACTATAACCTGTGAAGGTTATAGCCGTCTTCGTCTTACGACGAAAGGTGTAAGCAACTCGGTAATGCTCTGATCGAGCACCACTGAGAAGCGCGTACATATCGACAGAATCCCGTCGATAGGCATCTAGACCGAACCTCTTATCAGAGATAGGTCTATGAGCCAGCTCCTTACATATCCATAGCTGTTTTCTTCGGTCGAAGAAGCAGTTACGGGATGTCAGGTGCTGATCAGCCCAACAATCGATTCCAGAATCGGCATTCCCTTTAAAGGGTCTGAAGAAACGGAAACGATGAGGAATCTGTGACAGTATATAGTCATAGGTCCCTTCGAAGAATAGCGAAGTCATGCTATTTCTTCGAGTCAGGTTGAGCCACTTGAACAACGACTCGAGAGAATCGAGAGCGTAGTCCAAGGTGTACGGACGAACGTCTACACCACCGAACCAGTCTGAACCGCAAGATTCCCTAAAAGGACCCTCTAAGAAGGTCTTCTTTGTGTTAGGCGAGAATCCACAGACCTTAAGCAGTCTTAGGACCTCGTTTGCTTTACTCTGACGCACGATTATGTCATCACCGTATACGGAAAAATCCGTACCCGGCTTGCCACAATTGCACGCATGGAGTATTGCCACAAAGATTAAGGTTTCAAGCGGAAAACAGAAGCCATTCCCCATCGAACAAAACTTGGCATAAGTATATAACTTATTGTCAAGTTCGAAGCGATGTGACCTGATCCGGTTCAGGAAATCGAACCAGTCGGGAGGAAGAAGACTCCTAACGAGGCCAATCGAAATGTTATCAGAAGCTGACGACAAATCGATTGTCACGAAGGGATCTTCTGAATCATTGAGAGACCCTTGACGGGCCAATCTCTGATTCAAGCTCTGGTCTGACAGATCGATGCCAATTCTCTTCAAACATTTACGTAAGAAGAGATCAGCACCTTTCTGAACAAAACCGTTGAGCAATGGCTCGACAGCTATAGCCCTATGGGTTTTAGCTGTCTTCGGGACGAAAGCTATTTTGTTGTTTGTAACGTATTGGGCTTTACCAGAGTATCGTGCTTTTGCAATACTCCAGTCAAGGCAACTAACATGGTCCTTACTCTCGAGAAGAAGATCTCTCAAGTGAGGATTCATGCAAATTGCCCAATAGCCGTACGTTGACGCACCGGGCGACACGGTCCACTTTTCTGACAAGATTTTCTTTGCCAGATGGGTGGCATTGCCGTGAACACCTAGGGAGGCACCAGCACCAAAACCACTACCATCTAGGACATTCTGGAGATCAGGCTCTTCACCGATAGTATATCGGATGAAGTTCCTGATCCTAGCCAGTTTGTCTTCGTGGGGACTACGATAGGTATCGTAGAGAAAGAACTTTCTATTGAGTCTTTTGCATTTCAACTCGGCAGACAAGAACTTTCTAACGGCCATGGCCTCTGGTTGTGTTTTCACAACTTTCGGGTCCCATGGATATTTCCTTACAAGTAGTGAGAACTGATTCGCGACAAAATGCACTGTCGCATCGGAATGCACTGTCTCCGATAGAGAATCAGCGAGTTCTAAGGCTAAGTCATACCGCTGAGATCTAAAGAAATCTCTCAGTTTAACGACAAAGTCAAAGTTCTCATAGTGCTGAAACAACACGTTCATCACCCCTTTGTATACATTAAAGGAGTTAGAACGTAACCTCTCTTGAACCACGTTCAAAGAACGAAGCTGTTTGGATTTCATCACGATCTCCAAGTGTGGCCAAATAACGTCCCTAACCCTTTATGGGATTAAGTCCATTATGAAGCCATAACGACATAGTCAAGTGATCAGTAAAGATCAGAAGACACAGAACCACTATAAGAAGGACGAGACTTTTGTTGCTTGATGCAACAATCGTAACGGCCAACTTATCTAACAAGTCCAACAAGCGTTGTACTAGGCTTTTCACCTAATACGCGACTTGCTGGCTCTTGACGTGGGTCTTGAAGGACGCCGAAGCAAGAAAGGCGCCCATGTCGTTCAGCAACGTATCGATGTCCGCGGCGGTGTAGCCGACAGGAACCGCAACGTCGATTTGGCAGATCGCATCCCCGGTGGGGGTGAGAACGCCAGTCAACGCCAAGGTCCTTGTCATCTTCGCCTGCGTGCGTCCGAGACCGGAGAAAGTGGTCGTCGGCTTGGGAGCCGTGCGAGCCAGTTTCACGTCGTCTTTTATCGACACCGTTTTAAGGGAGCCGATATAGCCGACCTGATCCTTTTGAAAGGAATCAGCGTTATACGTCTTTGCATTGATTGTCAAGGCCATAGGAAAAACTCCTAAAGTTTGAGTCTTGAGTAGACCCACTGTTTCCATATAGGCGAAAACCCATATGGAGCTCTAGAGACGACCGTCCCTAGAGGTTCGTCATCCGCCATCTCAACGGCGGAAGAAACGTTCGAGAATCTGCTTTAGCAAAGCTAGAGCATCGAGCAGTCTGACAGCATCATCAAGCTTAAAATCATGCTTGAGGACGATGCCAGGTGCTCCGATTCCTGAACGGGTCTTCGTGACGAGACTGGAGTAACATGACCCAGTCACGCCACGGATCGGAGGAGTTCTGTATCCACTAGCCGGTACAATGCTAGTACTACCAGCACTGTACAAGTTGTAGATACTTCTCCGAACAGTGACGCAAGACCCTAGCTGTTTGTAACCAGGAGCAGGTGCGAGAGCGCCGATGAAATCACCGACGTTCACGAACCAGTCAGCAACGAACGAATAAGGGATAAGTTCCCAAGGGAGAGTTAATAGTCCCTTGCCAGTGAATCCGATGTTACTAATCAGATCCGCTGCATATTCGTCAATACTCATAGCCCTAACCTCTACGGAATCAACCTTTTGTATGTTGAACGTAAGGGAAACAGGACTGCGAGTAGTGCCGGAAGATTCCACGGTAGACCTTTGGAGTGATCCATTGGCTCGTGAAGTCTTACGTCTATTGCCGACCTTTTTGCTTAGGCCTTCAATGATGCCTGTAACGTCCTTGATAAAGGGTTTTAACCCGTATCTGTACGCTAACCATGCATTTTCAGGGGTCAACTTCATAACCTTACTACCATTGGATTTACTCCAACGGAAAAGGCTATCGGTTGGCTTCCGAAACATGGCGATTGTCTTCTTGTACTCGGCCACGCTTTCAAATAAATTATTGTCAGCGCGACCGCGTTCAGATAACAATCGGGTGGAAACTTCAGTGACAAGGTCCGCAATATCCAAATCGGATATGGCAGACACTACAGGAACAGGTTGAGCGGTGGTGCCATAGAGCGGATTAAGATACCCGGAAAAGAAGTTTGTCTGGTGATCAACCTCGAAACGAGTTTGAGTCGCCACACAGCTAATGTTCTGAGTGTCAAAATAAGCTCCGACGCCACCGTCAACTATGCCTGATTCCCTTCTAGAAGAAGTCATGGGGTTGAAGATTATTTCTCCTCTTGCCATTTTCTGCTTCCAGTTGGGTGTAACGATATCGCTCATAGTCTCTAAGACGCCAACCAAAGTCCAGGACGAAGCGGAGAAATTGGTCCAGTTAAGATCGGAACAATTCCCGAATCGGCTCCTGTACATAAGGTTAGGTGAGAGGGTAAAACCTCCCTTTGAGCGCTGTCGAAACGTCATAGAAGAATCTCCATTGAAGTTATACGCGTCGATTAAGACGCAAAGAGCGATGCCTTCCAAGGGAGTTTATCCCCTTGAGAGGCAGAGTGGTTACAGTCTCACGACTGTGACCACGCGCCTAGTCGGACAACAGCCCGCAAGCCGTTCCGCCAAACCACGCCAGGGTCGCATGGACCCGCC